TTGCGCGCTTACCGCCGTTGCTTGCGCGGCATCTGCCGTATAGCCGGGTTGGTTTGGGCCGCTCTCTAATTTACGCAAACGCTCATTTATCGTTGCAAACATATCGTACAAATTAGGAGGTAAGTTTGTATATGCCATTATTGAGCCACTATCCAAGAAGTTCCAAAATTGTAAAGTGCGCGAGCCAATGTAACGGTTACGCGACTAGCACCATTTTCGCCGGGCTCAACGCTAATGACATGAACGCGCCATTTTAAATAATCATATCCTGAAGGAAAACGATCATCTCGCAATATGACTCTTGCAAAATCACCAACGGCAAAAGTTCCAAGGTAGGGATCAACATAAGGGGGAAGAACAACTTGCAAGACTTCTGGAGCGCTGATGTAAGTTCCACCCGATCCGGGAAGGGTGATGCCAGATCGTGCATTTAGTTGCCCAAGCGTTAAAGCCTTAAGCAAATTATTATCTTCAACATCTACAAAACTTTGAACATCTTCTAAAATGGCAGCATTGCCGTTTGTAGAATTAATGCTTCCTTGATTTGTATAACTGTTATCTAATGCAACTGCAATGGTTTTATTTGAGTTTGCACCATAGCCCAAACCAAATAAAGCATTAACAGTATTTGTAGCATCTTCACTATAACTATATTCAGCAATATTACCCGGAAATTGAAAAACAGGGTTTGATCCAGTATAACTTTGATAAGGAGTAAGCATTGTAAATTGTTTTACTGGGTTTCCAAAGCCATCATAAGAATAAGTAATACAAAAATCAAAAAATGGAGTAGCGCTACTTGAATCTAAACCATCAGATAAATCTTTAACTGCTTGATAAACTTCTTTGAGTTCAAAATCAAAATAAGTGCGGGTTATATTAAAACCAGCCGTTGTCGAACTACCGCGCAAACCAATACTTCCATAGCGGGTAACACCCTGATTTGGATAATTAACCAATGCCGTATAATTAACAAGCAAATCATTTGCAACGGTACAAACATCAGTATTTGTATAAGTAACAGATGTTGGAGTAATGCCACCAGAATTGTAATAACTTGTATTTAAGGGCGTTATTTTACGGCGCTTAAAATACGACAACATTTCTTGACCAGTTATTTTAAGCATTTGAGTAGTTGAATCATAATCGCGTTGCCAGATAATGCCGCCCCAAATAATCTTGCCGTTATAATCAATATATAAACAAGTTTGACCCGGATTAGTTCCGTTCATTATGTTTAATTTTTGAGCATCTAATCCCGACAACAACATCTCGCCAGTAAAAGTTCCAATGCTATTTAACTGCACATCAAAAGTAACATTAGTAAGTGGCAATTCCGCAAGAATCGGATTGTTGTAAAGCGGATTTGTGTTTAATAATGCAGTTGTAATATATCGAAAATCAGACATAAGCAGGTGACCAACTTACAGAAATTGTGCATCCGCTTGCCGTAAAAGTATTAGAAGTCATAGGGGGAATATACAACCAACCAGTAGATGTTGCTAAAATACTTCTATTGGGGTTGCCGTTTTGCGTAATAACTCGTTGTAAGCAATCTATTACAACTGTTGATCCGCTTGTGGCGTTAAATGACATTGAATTGCTAAATGAGTCTGTAATAGAAAATATACCTGTTTGCCCAGTTACCGTAATAACAGGGGAAGAAATTGCCCACCCATCATTAACCATAGCAGTTCCGCTCGAAACGGTAGAAAATGGATAGTCGTAATAACGAGGATCTGGGAAATAAAATTCTACGCTTGCCAAGATGTGACCATAGGTAAAGTCAGGATCAATAGTAGTTGTTACCTTACGAACCCGACCATACATAATTTTTAAGCCGCCGGGCGTTGAATTGTTATTTAATTGAAATTGAAATGAACTTAGGGCTGATGGAGTACCAAGTTGTTGAGGATATAAATTTTGCTGAAGTGTTTGATAATACTGCTGAGCCGAAGTGCTTCCGGTTCCCAAAATAACAAAATTAATAGTTACGGTTCTTCCGCTATAAAAATCTCGCCCAGAGTATGACCCATCGGTGTAACCGCGAACATCGTCTTGAACGCGAATATCGGGTGTAGTTAAAAGACCATCAACGCTTTCTACTGGGTAGTTTGTTCCCGCGCCAAAAATCCACCCATTAAAAGCAAATTGATAAGGGCTTAAACTTGATACAGGACTTCCCATTATTTCACCTTTGAGTTTCCGACTTTAATGGATTTAATTGTAGCCTGTGTTCCATCAATTTGAACTTGAACATTTAATCCAGTTGAAGTGCTGTAATCAACTATTCCTTTTTTGGCTTTTGATACAGATACCTTGCCGCCAGCCTTTTTTTCTGCGGCGGTAATCATAGCCATTATGGAAGCCAAACTGCCAGTTTTACCTTGTAAAGTTGCAAGATAAGAAGGGGAAAGATAATTTTTTTCCGTAGCGGGAGCGCTAGTAGTTCCCGAACCAAAAATAAAATCATGAAGTTGTTGAGCAGCACTAGGGCCATATTGCATTGGAAGAGCGCCGCCGGGATGCGCTTTCATGTAAGCAATTTGAGCGGGAGTTAAGGCTGGTTGCTTAGTTTTGCTTGGAAATAAAATTTCTTTAACAGAAGTTACCGCAAGAAAAAAGGTTCCAAACTTGCTTAATATATCTGCAATCGATCCAAGAATTGATCCAAACAAACCACCAATGGTTTTTAACGCGCCTATGGCAACGGCATCTTGTTTAAAAGCAGCAAAAAATTCTTCAATGGGGGCATATACTTTGGAAGCATCGCCTTTAATTTCCTTAAAAACCCCACCTAATTTTTTGATCCAGTTATAGAATTGAACAACTTTATTGATGGCAAACAACCCAGCAAGACCCAAGGCGATATCTTTAATTATGCCTTCATTGTTTTTTAAGTCATTGCCCCATTTTTTTAACTTATCATCTTTAAGTAACCAAGTAGAAAACTTGTTAAGATTATCAAGTAGCGGGCCGCCAATTTGTTCTGAAAGAAGTTTGAGGTTAGCCTGTAATACTTTCCAAGGTTGATCTTTAGCCGATTGAGCAGCAGCATTTTTGGTTCTGACTTCAATCGCTTGTAAGATTTCAGCATAGGTGGCGCCTTTTGGAATTGTTTTTCCAAGCGCAATACCTAAAGTCTGCAAACCTCTAGATTGACCCAAAGCGGCTCTGGCTACTGTATCGGAGGCCTGTGCCAATGTTTCATTTTGAAAAGCAGCAAGATCCGCAACAACACCCATAGACTTAAGTGCCATTGCTGGATCACGAGTTGCGGCAGTTAATTGCGCCAAAGATTGCATGGTATCTTCGCTGCCAAAAGTTAAATTAGCCATTTTTTGAACCATTTGTTCAACGGCTGGTTGAGCGGCTTTGTAACTTACCCCAGTATCTTCAATAGCGGTTTTTAATTTAGCCTGTGCTGCTCGAACGCTGATAGCAGCCTTAACACTTTCATATCCAACGCCAGCAAATACTGCGCCAATGCCAAGCAATGCTCTTCCAGCAACTTTTGAGATTGTTTGCATCTGACCAAACTTGCCGCCGACCACATCAGTCTTAAGGGCTAGTTTATCTAATTCAGCATTAAGGGTTTGAAAACTTGCAATCGCTTGCCCTGCCTTGGCTTCAACTACAAAGAATATGGGAAAATCAGCAACGCTTGCCATAGTTATCCTTCCTTACGCTAGGTGTTTTTCAATAATTGCCAAAGATTCAGATTGAAACTTTGCAAAGGCTGGAGCCATATAAGGGAACTTGAGATTATTAGGCCAGTTACCCCCGCCAAGTTCTAATCTGCGCGAATAAATCATTTGTGGGCCAACCTCGGCGTAATAATGAGCAAATCCTATGGTTACTGGATCACCAGCGATAGATCGGCGCAAATTACCAGTACGGTTTTTTGGAGGTTTTCCAGCCTCGGCTTTTTCGCCGGGTCTGCGATATCCCTTGATTTCTTCTTTGGCTAATTGAATTAAACGAGCCATCATTTCATCACGGGCTTTTTTGGTTCCCTCATCAACTTGAACCATTTTTTTATCTACAAATTTAATTGCTTCCCTGATGTTGCTCGTTATCACGCTGAACCTCTTTCACTAAACCAGCAATAGCCAATACCCAATCCAGCATTTGCGCTGGTTGGTTGTTAGTTTCTTCTATTGTCCAGCCGAATTCTTTAGCACAAAAGTAATAAAGAAATTCTTGGTCGGGGTAAATTAAAGAATCATCACGCCTTTTACCTTCTAGCACCCACCTTAATCGTTGGAGTTTACGAAAGGGCTATCGGGGTTCGATTCTGATTCTGGTGTAGATGTAAAGGCTAAATTAAGTTCTTTTTGTGCTTCTCCCGCTTCAACAACTAAAGCATCATAATCAGCCAACGAAAGTTCGCCTAGCGAGCCAGAAGATAACGATGGAATCAAAAGATCAAATGACCATGATTCAATAATCATAGAAATAACGGCGCTCATAATAGATTCGGTTTGAGCGTAAGCGTTATCGCCATTAATTGCAGAAAGAGCCTTAACGCGATCTTTATGCTTTAAAGTTTTTGGATCACGAATTACGGCAGTTGCGCCACTTGGGAGAGTAATAGTTTTAGACATTGGTTTCCTTCCAACTTGCCTTCGCAATTATAGCCCGACTAGGAGAGGGGAAGGCGGCCTCTCCTAGCGGGATTCTATCGGTTACTGGAATGTTCCGCTTGGTAGAGCGTTCTGAAGCGTGAACTTAACAGGTGAGTAGCCAGCAGTCGCGCCAACATCTGTTGTGTTTCCAAGACCTTCGATATCTACGGTCACTTCAACATAATCAGCGTTACGCTCAATCGCGCCAGTTACATAAGCACCCTTTGAGATGGTGAACTGAACCTGAGTCGCGGTTGCGCCTGTGCCTGTTGAAAAATTGAAGGTAAGGGCTGGTTGAGTATTTGTGATATAGCGGGTAAGTTCGGTGTCATCCTGCATAACAAAAGTAATTTTGCCCTTAGCAGTTAAAGCACCAAGAAACACTTGATATGGGGCTTGGGTGCTAGAAAGAGCAAAGATAGCCTCTGATTTGCGAGAAAGATCAAGGGTTCCTGTGCGGGTATAACCAACAGAAGAACCACCGATGCTAACAGTTCCAGTCCATACCTGAGTAGGAAGAACTGTTGAGAACGATGGGGCTGGAGCAGAAGTTGTAACTGATGGGAAGCCCATAGCCTTAACTGTGTATTCCAACATTCCGTCAGCGTTGAAAGTTAAACCAAGATCGGTGATCTGAACGCCCGGATATTGACGAGTGTTGGCTGCGTAGAAGTCTGTGATGGTAAGAGCCTTTGGCTGAGCATCTCCTGAACCACCTACGGCGTTCTTAACCGCAATAGCGTGGGTGTAAGGGGCTGATGAACCTGTTGTGGTTACATCGCCAAGTACGCCAGCAATCCAGTAGCCAATAGTGTCTGCAAAGACTGGGCCTCCAAAATCAACGGTTGTGTGCCTTCTGCCCTGCACATATTGGTAGTTTTCGATCATGCTGCCTCGCAAGCCTGTATCGTAGAGAGGCGCAATCACATCTACTGGCTTGAATGTGTTCATGGTAACTGGCACAAAATTTGTAGCCGTTACGGGTGTTCCTTTTGTCGTTTCTAGGGCAACGCCTAAATACGACTTAACGGATGGTTGTGCTA